TTGAAAATAAATTTCTGTAAAGGCACTTTAACTCCTAAATAAAACTAGCAAATACTATAGAGCCTAGTATAAACGGATAAACCCCCCATAACAACATTTCTAATCTTTTAAATTTAGCAGAACCTTCGTCTAATCTTTTTTCTATATATTCATAACGTATTGCACATTCTCTTTCATGTGCATTAAGCTCTGCTAAAGCGTCCTTTACAGTAGGCACTATTTATCCTTTGCTTTACCTATATTAAGAGCACACCAATCGATAATTTTGTAAATATGACTAAACCAATGGTCATCTTTTGGTGTAGGTGTTATAGCTGCTATGACTGAAGCTATAGATATTATTGCTGTAATCCACATAATTATGTTTAACCACATCATTTTAATTTTCCTCCTCTAGAGTATTATCGTTTAAAACTTCATCTGCTTGTTCTTTTGTTGATTTAATAAAAGCATCATTAAACACACTTAAACTAGCATTGATTTGGTCTAATTGAAATTCTGTTTGTTGTTTCTTATTATTCAAATCAAGTATTTGTCTGTGAAAATATTGTTGTTGTGGTGTTAAATCGGAAACTTTCATTTCTTTATCATCTAACACTACGACTGGTTCTTGGTTTTGTTGAGTCATTTTTTTCTCCTTATGAACTTAATGTTTTAATTACACTAGATGGACTTATCTTTTCAGATATTTCTGCATCTAATCCAGTTTTTATTTCAGTTACTTTTTCACTACCTAATGCAGATTCTACCCAACCTTGAACATCACTAGCTTTTAAATTAGACCATAAGATAAAACTAGATAAATCAGATATATCTAATGACTGAGCACCGTAAGCAGTAGCTGTCCAATTATTTCCATCACTATCTTTATTAGTATCGTCTGTTGCAGTAAGTTGCCAATGCACATTATGTACTACATTAGATTTACCACTTTTTGTTGGGTATGTATCACAAGTTTTACAGTCCCATTCGTAAGATATTGCCATATTTATTTTCCTTTATTTTGTTATCCTTCAAGAGCTTCTACTCTTGTTTTTAAATCAGCTAATGTTGTTTGTATATCTGAAATAATAGTTTTATGTGTATGACTGTCCATATTTGAATTTTCAGTATAAATAAGTTTTTCACCTACTAAATCTTCTACTTTTCTAACGACTTTAGCCATATCAACATTTATACCTTGTAATTGGTCAGGATTATCAGGATTAGGTTTTTGCGACCAATAAGTCCAAGCTAATTCTTCTGATGGTCCTTCTTCAATTAACGTCCAATTATGCGGTGTAAGTTGTGTATTGTTATGTGAAGAATCAACAGCGAATAATTCACCACCTCTATTCATTAAAACACAAGCATTAGTTAAGGCTTGTGTAACTGCACCTGAAGATGACGGACCAATCACAAAACAATTATTTGTTTGTGGGTTATTTGATTGTGGTGATTCTGATGTATTAAATTTAAATCGTGAATAAGCAGCATCTATAAAAAATTGGTCTTGTTGTGTATTCTCTGAAATTGTAACAAATTTAAATCCAATAGCTGTCTGACCTGCTGTTGCACCACCACCTTGGAAAAAACTTTTTATTTGTGCAGGTTGGTCAGTAGCAAAACCAGTTCTACCCATTCTAAAATTAATAGATTGAGAGGACGCATCACCCCTAGTGCCAAAACCATCAAAATCAATCATGGCTGTATCTGCACCTTCAGAAATGTTACCATTAAAAACTAATTTTGCATTACCTGTATCGTTTGTCCCTATGCCAACATTACCATTTGAAGCAATACGTACTTTTTCGCTTGAATTCGTCTGAAAAATTATACCGCCAGAACCAACACCCGTACCATTATTGATAATTAAGTCGCCAACACTTCCATTAGCCTGAGCGTAAATCTGTGAAGTCATTGCGCTAGAATCACCAGGACTTAACCAAAGACCCCCACCAGAAGAACCATTTATAACAACTGTGGTAATATTAGTACCTAATGACCTATCCACTGTACTACCAATACCTACAGTTCCTGATGCATTTACACGCATTTTTTCTGCGATATTATCTGCTGATGAAGTGTAAAAAATTAACAAACCATCATCTTTATTAGTTGTATCACTACCTGTTGCAGAAGCTATCATAGCAACAGTTGTGCCATTCCACTTGCTTTGTATCTCGCCTATAGAACTTCCTGCACCAGACCTATTAGCATCAAATATAATTGCATTTGAAGTATTACCAGTGCTTTTTATTGTTATACCTTCATCACCAGCATCTGTAAAAATGTGTAGATTATTTGCTGGACTACTCGTACCAATTCCAACCTTATTATTAAATACAGCAGTACCAGCATCAGACATATCAAGAGTAAGAGCGGTGATACCAGAGCCACCATCGTTACCTTTAAATAATATATCTTTATCTTGTACTCTTGACTCCATGACAAAATCACTACTAGAGTTTTCAAATAAACCATAAGTTACACTATCATCTGCAACAAATACTTTTCCGTCATCATCTGCATTTAATGTAATGTTACCAGCCACATCTACTGTTAGGTTGCCACTGGATAAATCTATTTCTGTCCCGTCAATAGTTATGTTATCTATTGAGACACCTGCATCTGCTGTAACTGCACCTGTAACTCCTAAAGTACCGCCTATGGTAGCGTTACCGCTTGCACTTAATACGTCTATTGTAGTTGTGCCTGCTAAGTTTAAATCAGTAAACGCATCAACTATAGCTGCACCAGAACCAGCACCATCAGAGTAAACGGCTTTTACATGACCAGCAGGTATAGTTACATTAGAACCACTACCTTGTGAAATAATTATATTTTGTGAACCGCTAGTACCATTTTCTATAAACCAAAGTTTAGATACTGTGTTTGGACCAAGTGTAATCGTACAAGCACTATCAAGAGTACCTGTATATTTTAAATAAATACTTCTACCTTCGTCTGTTGAACCGTCTGCTATTGTAGTTGCATGAGTGTCTGCGTTTGTGGTGATAGCCTCAGTGCCAAAGCTAAATGCCTCTGCGATAAGCTCTAAATTAGTGTTGGTGCTTGTTCCCCAAGTTCCTGATTCATCACCAGTTGCGATTTCTTTTAATCTTAAATCATTTGTATATGCTGCCATATTGTCCTCCGACTTGTTTGATTGTACACTATATTTTTCAAAATATTAAGCAACTTCTTGCCAATTAGGTGTTTGAGTAGTAGAAACATCACTATAATTAGCTGTTTGTGAGTCGTCTACTAATCCCCAAACATTAACTTTTTGTGTTCCACCTGTAGCACTAACGCCAGTTACTGTAGTTAAAGCCTTTGCTATTATTGTTGGAGTTCCTAAACTTGTTGTTCCTGTTAGCCCAGATACTGCTAATATATTATTAGTGATTAAACTTATACTACCTAGTGCACTCGTTCCTGATAAACCAGTGACTTCTACTGTGGCTCCAGCAGTTACTGACTCGTCTCCTAAAGTACCAACCGACGCAGAACCTGAAACTCCTGTTACTGCCGCACCTGCAGTTATTGCATTACCTAAAGCTGATGTACCAGTATTACCTGTAACAGAAGTATTAGACGAAGCTGCTACAGTTTCATCTCCTAATGTGCCTGTTCCTGCAACTCCCGTAAGAGATAAATTAGCCGTACCAGTAACTGTTACACTACCAAGAGTAGACGTAGCACCAACCCCAGTTTCAACAACTAGAGCTTTAGCTATAACTGTTTCGTTACCTAGTGCAGAAGTACCAGTAACACCAGTAACTTCTACTATGGTTACTGCGGGCTGACCCCAAGGTCCATCACCCCAACCAGCACGACCCCAACCTGCCGACATTTAAACTCCTATGCTATTCTTATGATAGCGTTCGAGGCGTCTGCTGTGGGGAATTGTATTGTAAAATCTCCATTTGTTGAAGTTTTGTCTCCACCAAATGCCAATACTGCTACAGCAGGGTCGCCTGAAGCACTATCATTAAATATTAATGCACCATTCGCAGTTATTGTTGCAGAACTAAAAGTTAAATCTGCAAAATCTGTCAAGGCAGTCGTGCCTGATGTTGTGGGTGTTACATTTGTTAATGCTCCACCTTTTGCAGTGTAACCAGTTCCACTAACCTCATTACTTGTTGTATATGCAGTAGTGCTAGCGTCTAATGACGCAGAACTTGTATATAAAGCAAGATTAAATGTATTACCACTCGAATTAGTAAAATTGTGTGTAGCTGTCATCAATTCTTTTTTAAATGAAGTACACATCGCTTGTGTTATTGCCATTACAGCCTCCTTATAATATTAGCCATATCTTTATGACCTTGTTTATCTAATAAACCTGCTACTGTGGCTCTGTCGCTCATAATAGCTTGTTTTAAATATAATAAAACGACTTGTGTCATATTATCTTTAAATGCTTGTGCCTGTGCTTTTACTTCAGGTGTCGCATTATCGCTAATACTAATAAGTCTTTCCATTATTCTCTCTGTCCAGTATTCTGGACTTAAACCTTTATTTTGGGTGGTTTGTACATTTATATCACCCACAGTTGTTTTTACATCTACACTAAACATTCATCGCTCCTGGATTAATTTTTGGTTGGTCGTTTCTAGCTTCATCTCTAACATTTTTATACTCACCTAATAACTTCAATGTAGCAAGAGCTTCTTGAAATTTACTTTCATACAGGGCTATAGTTTGTGGGTCTGATTTCATAAATAATGCTCCTTCTACTAAACTACCAAATAACATAGCATTCGGTGCATTTTCGGATAACCAACTTTGCCCACTATCTCCCAAAGTCGTCAAAGAATTAGGTCTATAGTAGTAATGTAGTTCTACAGTATAATCACTATTTGGTGTAGGTGCTACTATAAATGTACTATCATCGAACTGTGCATAGTAAAGGGGTTTGCCTGTTGAGGCTTGTTGTGGTGTGTAATCTCTAATAAACGAAACTTGTTTTAATAGCAGATATGAATAATTATTACTACCGTCTATTAAAGCAAGACTAAAAGTCGATAAATAATCAGTAGGAGTTGATAAATAAGTGTTGTTTTGTGTAAGTGTTCCTTCTACATTTTTACGAAATACAGGTAATTGAACATTTTTAAGTATTCTTTCTTCAGTAGTTTGTATAAAATTATTCAAATTATTAGTAAAAGTTGTTTCATTATTATCTAAATAATCTTGTATCGCTGTTTTTAATGTGCTGTATGTAAATCCTGCCATTATGTAATACTCACTGTTACGCTGCCTAAACCTGTGACAGCTCTTGTGCCCTCTAGTTTACTACCAATAGGGTCACTTTGAAAAGTCATTCCAGCAGCAGCTTGGTTGGTTGTTTTAACTAAACCTAATTGTGTTTGTGGTAAATCAACTTCTGGTCTTGGTTGGTGTAGGGCTTCAGCATCAGCAGTAAGCGGTGGTGGGTCTAACTGTGGATGTTTTGGCTCATAACACTCACGACAAACTTTAGAATTATCCCATGTCATTCTAGCATTAGTATATCTATACCTAAATCCACAAACATCACATATAAAGTATGCGTATTTACCAGAAGCGTAAGACATTAGATATATTGCCTTTTAGGAACTATTTTAAGCGGTGACCTATCTTCATCATACTTAATAGCATTTAATAAGTCTTGTTCATATTGTTGTTTAAGTATAGGTAACTTTTGTGTGTTCTTTTTTAAACATAAGTAATAAGCTAACCCAGAAGTTAAACAAGGTAAAAATCTATTAGGAACATCTATATCTTGGTCTGAAGCGTCTATATCTTCGATAGTTCTCCATACATAGTAAACCAGTTTGTCGGTTGAGTTCTCTGGTGTTGGATAAAGGTGTATTTTTGGTGTTGTTAGCCTTTCTAACCAGTATTGAGTAGGTCTAGCTTCAGTCAATTTATTAGGTATACCCACATATTCATTTCTATCCATTCTACTTAAACTATGGTCTGTTATAACATTATTAACCGTTCTTTCGATATATGCGTCTAAGATATCTATGTCAAAAGAATTAATATTATATTCATTAGTGCCTTTAGTTAGTGTTAATTCAACTTTAGCAACTTCCCACATCTGTATGCCTCTGTTATTCCAGTCAGCAAACATAATGTTTAGAGAACGTCTGGCAGTTACTGCATCATAAGACGTACGAGCTTCCAAACCTGCAAGTTCGTACGCCTCTTCGATTGCGTTAGCTACATTAACTGAAAAAGTTCTTGTACCTGACGTAGCCATATTAGTTATAGTATGCTACAAAAAAGTCACAATTAGCCAATACAACATATGCACCAGTTCCAAACTTCACACCGTCATTCGGTATGTAATGGTCGAAACTCTCATTAGCTGCTGAACCAAATTTAAAATGTATTAACAGTTTAGTGCCTGAAGCACCAGTGCCGTCATAGATTTTAATTTCACCATCAGCTGCACTAGATTGTGCTTGTATCGATTGGATTCTAATAGGTCCTAGATTAGTTGCAGTGCCTGCACCACTACCAATAAAACCTTGAAGTTGTCCAGTTGCAGTCAAAGCCTTAGACGCTTTTACATCTGATGAACTCATCGTGACCTCCTATTATGCGTCAGCAAATGGTGTAACTATAGTGCCTGAGCCTAAAATTATGCCTTCTACTGCGTATTTTGCTGATGCTATAGCGGTTACTTTAACGATACTACCCGCAAGACCACCTTTAGTAGAACCATTCATAGTGATGACATCATTAGATGCACCAGAAATAAATGTTTTACCTGTAGAGTCATCTTTACCAGTATAAAGTCCACCGACAAACTTATCAGTGCCGTCTGTTAAAATATCCATATCTGTAGCTGCAGTTTCTACTACAAAGAAGAAAGAAGCACCTAAATTATTTAATTGATTTGGGTCGCTATTATCTCCAGGGTCAGTAGCAACAATACTTGGTAAAGTAAATTTACCATCAGCGTCATTACATGTTAATATTTTACCTGCGTGTGACTCAACTGATAAAGTAGTATCTGCTGTTAAACTAACAACTACTGCATTACCTGCTGAAATAAATCCCGCCAAAGATTTTACGGGACCTGAGAATGTACTCTTTGCCATATTAAGTCTCCTTAATAAATCTACCGTCTTGGCTTGTCTGCTAGGTCAGTCGATAGATTGTTAATATTACCTAGAATGTCTTCATTCTATATTATCTAAAACAAAAAAGAAAGGGGACCGAAGTCCCCTTAAAAAACAAGTTAGCTTGTTTACGCTCCAGGAGAGCCAAAAATACCTCTCCAATCACTAAAACCAAAACTATAACGTTCTCTAGCTTTATATCTAACATTACCTGTTTCGAAATCACCTTCCATGCTTGTTTGCACTGGTGTTCTAACAAAATGCTTCAATCCGTTAGGAACATCTGTTTTGATAAAGAATGCGTCTGTATCAGTAAGATAGTTGTTAACAACGTAACCTTGTGGGACCATACCCATATTTCTGATTGCGTTAATATCATTATCTGATGTCTGCACACGTCCAGGAGACTCCATAAGTCTATCAGCAACAAATTGTAATGCTGGTGGAATTATGAGTTTAGTTGCTTGTGCGTTGATTTTTAAACCTCTTTCATCTTTGAAATCAGCGATATCTATCAATGATTGCTCTAATGAAGTTTCGTTTAAGTCCGCTGCTGTTGACAATTCATTTCTTAAATCAATGTTGCCTACAGTAGGGTGGTCTGTCGCACACAACTCTTTTCCATCTCCTCCTACAAAGGATGAATTAAAAGCGTTGTTTAAAACATTAGCTGCTTTAACTTGCTTTGTTGTATTCATCGACCTTGCTAAAGCTCTTGTATATCTTGAAGAAAGTGTATCGTAGAGATTATCTTCGATAGCTTCTTCTGTCAATGCAAAAGCCAAGGCTATGGTTTCGTGTGTATATCTTGATGTAAACGATTCCTGTGCAGTATCATAAACAACAGCTGCTCCTTCACCTTTAATAGGTGCTTCGCCAAAACCAGAAAGCATAACTTCTTCTTCAAAAGCTCTTTCAGAACTTTCTGTGTCGAAGATTTCTTCATGTTGGTTTTCGTAGCTGTCGTATTCTAATCCAAAGAGAGCATGTAAGCCAGGAACAAGTTCTTTTACAAGTTGTGCTCTGTTAATTGCCATTATCTACTCCTATACTATACTGCGAAAGTGTTTGTTGGGAACGTGAAATACGCTCTAGCATTAGCACCTATTTCATTACTAGGATTTAATGCAAAGCCTACACACAAAGCTACACCACTAGATGTTGTAGCTGTAACTCCTTCTTTTGACCTGCCAGTAACAGTGCTACCTGCAGTTGTTGAAAGAGTGTACTTATCGCCGATGAAACTTACTGCAGGTGTTCCTGCTGTAAATTGTGCTTCATATACAATTCCAGGGTCATTGTATACTAATGCAATAGCGTCATCAGTTCCTTGTGTTGCGGTTCCGCCTGTCCACACTTTAGAAAACGTAGGTGTACCATCAGTTGCTGTGAAAAATACCCCGTAAAATACGCCTATAGGTGTACCAGTCGCCGTGCCTTGAATTACGTAACCACTAGATAGATTAACAACGTCTCCACTAAATATCGAAGTCGAAGTTCCACTAGCAATCCTCATTCTTGCAGGACGAATAATACCACCATACATATGATACGCAGGGGTAAATCCGTCAGGGGCGTTTGTATTAGCCATTTTTTACTCCTATGTTTATATAGTTATTAATATTAATCGTCGAAATTATTCGTTAGAATTATTCCTACTACCAAATTCAACCTTAGAAGTCCTTTTAATATCACTTTTATTTAAAGGCATTCTAGGGTCACTTTCTCGCATAAGATTCTGGTCAACACCGTCGATTGCAGTCTTTGCCTGCTGCGTAAAATAATCATTTCTTGATTTTGCGGTTTCCTCAGGTACTTTTGCGAGTATTAGTCCTCCAACACCAATTACTCCTTTATTTCTTCCGTGGTCAATACTTGGGGCTTCAAAGTCAGGGTAATCCTCTGCTCTTACAGGCTCATAACCTTCTCTAATACGTTTAGACATATTAGATTTATCATCGTTACCTCTAGTTGCTTCACGAATCCACCTGAATTTATATCCAGGAGGTGGGGTGGGTGCATCCAACATGGATGGGGGTGTCCAAGGTTTACTGCGAGTTTGAGAGTCTCGTGTCTCTGCAGACCTAGAGTTTCTGTCTGTTACGACTTCTGTATTGTTTATATCATCTGTCATTTTATACTCCTTCGATATGCTTTGCATATTCTTTTAGTGGAACGCCTAATCTTTTAGCAATAGCTACTTGACTTGGCGTTAATTTTACTTTGCGTGCTCCTTTCTTACCAGCAACTCCAGGAGTTGAGGCAGCAACCTGTTGCACGGGGGCTTGTTGCTCTTGCGAAAACTTTGTAGGAAAATTTGATTTCATCCTATTATCTACTTCTTTATAGTAATCTTCGGAAGTCGGGTCGTACCCTTCCTCCTCGACTAATTGTCTATGAATACCAAAAGCTGCAAAAGTCATTACTGTGTCTGTACCAAACCAACTATTATCTTTTGCCCACTCCTCTGCTCTTGGGTCAGGGGTTTGTGGTGCATCAGTCTTTAATTGGACTGGTTCTTGCTCTACAATCTGTTCTTCTTTTTTATCTCTAATTGCTTGCTGTGCTTGTAACCTTTTTAAGTTTTCTGCTTCAGCACTAGCACGAGATAATTTTTCTGTAGCATTAGCAAGGGCTTCTGCATCTCCTGCATCCTGAGCTTCTTTCAAATGAATTTTAGCTCTTTCAATATCAGATTGTACTCTACTATCGTACTCTTTGAAAAGGGAAGTATCTGAATTTTTTAATTTTTCTTTTAATTCAGTATTATTAGAGTTTATAGATTTTGCATAATTTAATGCTTCATCTCTTTGGCGTTCAGCCTCTCTCATCTTATAAGTTAGTTTATCAATACGTTTTTTAACGCTTTCACTAACTTCATCTAATTCGTTTTTATGTTCTAATTCAGTAGTTTGAACTTCTTCAACTACAGTTTCTTGTTTTTCTGTAGTTTCTTGTTCATCTTCTGGCAAAACTAATTCTATATTTTCTGCTTGATTATTATCTTGCATAATTTCTCCTGTTAATTATGATATTATTGCTTCTGGGTCTTCAACTACTGCAAGTATTTCATCATCATTCAAAAGTCGCATATCGCCCCCTTCTATTTGAAAACGAGCACCTGCATATCTGCCAAAGATGACCCAATCACCTTTTTTACACCATGCACCTTCGGGAAACTTTATAGTATCCGCGTAGGCATCAGGTCCAAGTGCAACAACGTGACCTACTACAGTAGACAAACGTTCTTTATCGATTGTTTGTTTTGCTATATGTATACCACCTTTAGTTACGCTTTTTTGTGCAAAAGGTAAAATTAAGATACGATACCCCGTAGGACGTGGTAACTTATCTGCATGAGATTCGTAGTTTTCTGGAGTAATTTCGTTTTCAGATATTTCTTCTTTTAACTTATCACTACCAAAATTATCTACCCGACTTGGAATAACCTTGTTATTCATTGTGCATCCTCCATATTAGAATGAATTGTTTGAATTTCTTGTTCTGCAAAACTCAAACCGTTTATTTCGCCTACTATCCGTTGGTATTGTTCAAAATTTTCAATACTTCCAGAAGCAAGCGTTTGCGTGAGAGATTCTATTCTTTCACGATATTTTTGGAGCAAATGCTCCATAAGTCTTATATGGTCCACTATTTAATATAGTTATACCAAAGTAAGCCTTTTGTCTGACCATAAGCAGCTTTTACTTTTGATTCTTTACCGACAACTTTGCCATCAGAATCCATATTAAGTTCACCTGCTTTCACAACTTCAGACTTAGTTGTGTCCTCCATCGAAGGCACGGACATTTTCTGTTTTGTACCTTGTGATTTCGGAGATGGATAATCAGCTTTATTAAAATTACTCATTTTCTTCTCCTTGATTTGTTCGTGTTTCACGAACGGTTTTTAAAACTTCATTTAAATTTTTAATTTCATCGTTTTGTGTTTTAGCTTGTAATTCTTCTAAATCTATAGCAGCTCTAGTTTGTGTAGCTTCTCTTTGTGCTTCTATACGCATCATTTCTATATCTTTATCACGTAAATCTTCTTGTTCTTTTTGTGCAAGTTGTTCTTTTTCTAATTGTAGTTGTTGCTGGAACATTTCTACTTGTGGATTTTGTTGTGCTATTGCCTGTGCTTGTGCCATAGCTTGTGCCTGACCTGTTACTTGTTGTGTTGCAGTTGCTGCAGCTACTGCAATTTCATTCATAACTTCTGGTGGCATTTGTCCATCTTCCATAGCTGGTAGAGGTTGTCCCCT